GTAACTTGCAAACCTATTCAGTGGATTATCAAGTGGTAAAGCCAAACCCGGAGTAACTTTTAATATTTTAGATTCTGTTTCTTCTTTTTTGATTGGTTCAACATTATCGCCATTCATTTTTTCTGCATCACCGGTCTGTGTTGCATTTTCTTTGAGTTGATTTTCTACTGTATCTGTTGCATTTTTTGAACCACCAACAGTGATGTTACCTGACTTTAATTCAGGATACAATCTATCCCCAAACTCTCCAAACATTCCGAATTCAGGATAACCAAGAACTTCATCGTATGCAGAAGGCATTTCTACTTTTATAATATCGCCTTCGACATTTTTAGTGTTCCGTATGTTAATGTCTATTGGTACATTACGAAGCATTTAAATCCCCAATAATCTTTTTAATTTTTCTCCTTTTGGAAGAAATATTTTTACTCCTGATTCTAAGTCGTATATTGGATCTTTAATTGTGTTCATATTTCTTTGTGCAAATACCCACCACAATTTAGGTGAACCATATAAGTCATACGCAAGTAGGTCAGGACGATGATTGTATTGTGGTGCTATTTCGTACAACACATCATCTGATTCTGCAGGAATAGGTCTAATGCTTAAAGTATCAAGATATCCGTTAGCGAATCTTGTTGCCTTCCATGGACTTGTATCTTTGTAATAAGCCTGTGCCATTAGATAAATCCTTTCTCTTGTGTTACATACTCACCATTAACAAAATCACTAAGGCTAAATCCTTGTACATCTGTTCTGCTGTAGATAGGTTGTACTGTTACAGTTACCTGCGACTGCACTGGCACATAAGCAACTGTTCCTTTTATGTTTGCTGTATCAGTTGCACCTTTGGTTGCTTCTGCTAATGCACCCATGTCTGATAAATCAACTGCTATGTAATCTATTTCAGTTGGCATATCTAAAGTAAACATTGTTACCACAACAGGCACATTTTTAAAAACATAATCTCCATATCCATTTAATTTTACTACTGGAGGAGGTGCACCTTGAAATTCTCCTTCGCCATAAAACATTTTTGTTACACTTCTTAGATAATGTAACATTGAAACCCAATAAGTTCCTTCTGCTGACGTTTGTACAAAAAATTCACCTGTTATAGTCATCTGATCCACACTTGAATTGTTGTATGCGTAGAAAGGATAATTATTATGTACAGGCGATATCGGCGAATAGTTCGCTGTATGAGATAGAATTATAGTTGGAGTATATGGAAAAGTAAGTCCGCTTGTTTGACGTAAAGGTTCCAACATAGTGCTATTTTGAAAACTCTGTACATTAGGAATACTTAATTTGACACGCCAATCTTTTTCACCCGGAGCAGACTTAAAACTAGCATCTGCTTTGAATGATTGTGTTGGTTCACCGTTAATTGGTAAAAGTCTAGATCTTACATTTTTCATGAAGCCTTGTGCGGTTGAAAAGACCTTGCTACCCGTTTCTTTGGATAACGTTTTGTCATTGCTACCGGATTGGCTAGTTGATACTGTGCTGTTACCTATATTTCTATCTTCTACTTCCATTAAAAAAATTCCCCTTTTGGTATATGTATTTATTGACAAAATTAACAGAGTATATTATAATAAGGTTTGTTTGGAGAATAAAATATGAAAAGAGTCAATTACCTTAACAATAAGGACCTTTTGAGCGAAATTCACAAGAGTAAGACCTCTTATTGCAGTTTTACTGACGATGATCATGCACAATATGACATTATATTGCCTAGTGTAGATAAAATCAACGTTAGAACCATTGCAGAAGCCAAAAGGAATAAGGCAAAAAGGTTATCTCAACAGGATTATGAAAGACGTAAAGAAGCAGGCGAAAAAGTAAAACAGGCGGATTGTGCCATAGATTACAAGAAAATTAAAAAAGATGAACTAATTTTTAGAATAATGACGTATGATCACATACCAGAAGATAAAGGCAGAAAGAAAAATCCGAAAACAATAGCGGATACAAAAGAAAAATTAAATTTTCCACCATTCCAGCATTTTAAATTTACATCAACAGACAAATTAATGACTGTAGGCAAGTCACATTGGGTAGGTGGTATGAGTAATGGTAATTTTAGCAAGGACCACGGTAAGACAACCGAAAAACTTGCTCGTATGTGGATGAAACTTTGTGATAGGTACGCAACACGTGGAAACGTAAGAGGTTATACATACAATGATGAGATGAAAGGTCAGGCAATACTCCAATTGACACAGATTGGTTTACAGTTTGATGAATCCAAATCAAATAATCCTTTTGCATATTATACTGCGGCTGTGACAAATTCATTTGTGAGAGTTATTAATATCGAAAAACGCAATCAAAATATTAGAGATGACATCTTAGAAATGAACGATATGAATCCGTCCTTTACCAGACAAATGCAAGGCACTTGGGAAAGATCGGTAAAAGAAGCATACGATAAAATTAACAAGAAAGATTGACATTAACAACTTTTTGTTGTATAATTGTATAAAGTGAGGTTCTAGTTTTGTTTAAAAAAGCGGCAGTATTTACGGACATCCATTTTGGATTGAAGTCTAATTCCAAAGTTCATAATGATGACTGTGAAGAATTTGTAGATTGGTATATTGAACAAGCCAAAAAAGAAGGTTGTGAAACAGGCATCTTTATGGGTGACTGGCATCATAACAGAAATAGTTTAAATGTAGTCACAATGGATTATTCTATCCGTTGTTTAGAAAAGTTAGGTAAAGCATTTGATCAGTTCTTTTATTTTCCTGGCAACCATGATTTGTATTACAAAGACAAACGTGATGTGCATTCTGTAGAATATGCAAAGCACATTAAAGGAATAACTGTTGTAAATGAAATTTATGAAAAGGATGACGTTTGTTTAGTTCCTTGGTTAGTTGGAGAAGAGTGGAAAAAGATTCCTAAGATAAAATCCAAGTATATGTTTGGACACTTCGAACTTCCAAACTTTTACATGAACGCAATGGTACAAATGCCTGACACAGGTGAATTAAAGTCTGAACATTTTGTTAATCAAGAATATGTGTTTAGTGGACACTTTCATAAAAGACAAACACACGGCAACGTAACATACATTGGTAATCCTATGCCTCACAACTATGCTGATACGTGGGACGATGAGCGTGGTATGATGATCTTTGAATATGGAGGCAAGCCAAGATACTTGAACTGGCCAGATTGTCCGAAGTATAGAACAATAAAATTAAGTGAACTTATAGATAGAAAAGATGAAATAATAGGCAGTAAAACTTATCTAAGAGTTACACTTGATATTGATATTAGTTTTGAAGAAGCAAGTTTTATTAAAGAAAACTTTATTAATGAATACAAGTGTAGAGAAATTACTCTACTTCCAAGTCAACAAGTTGATGAAATCAACACTGATATTGATATTACAAAGTTTGAAAGTGTGGATCAAATAGTAACACATGAGATCGACGCAATAGACTCTGACAACTATAACAAACAGAAACTATTGGAGATATACGGCGAATTATGATCAAGATTAAAGACTTAACCGTTAAAAACTTTATGAGTGTGGGTAATCAGACCCAAGCAGTTAACTTCAGCAATAGACAACTTACGTTGGTGCTAGGAGAAAACTTGGATCAAGGAGGAGATGACTCAGGCTCACGTAACGGTACAGGTAAGACCACTATCATCAACGCACTATCTTATGCGTTGTATGGTGTGGCCCTGACAAACATTAGAAAAAATAACTTGATTAATAAAACTAACAACAAAGGAATGTTAGTTACACTTAACTTTGAAAAAGACAATACAAAATATAGAATTGAAAGAGGACGTGGTCCTAACACATTAAAGTTTTTTGTTGATGAAGAAGAACAAGAACTTACAGATGAATCTCAAGGAGACAGTCGTAAAACACAGGAAACAGTTGATCAATTATTGCAAATGAGTCATGATATGTTTAAGCATTTGATTGCACTTAACACATACACTGAACCATTCCTTGCAATGAAGCCAAATGATCAACGTGCAATTATCGAACAGTTATTAGGTATTACAATACTTTCAGAAAAGGCAAACGTGTTACGTGAACACATGAAAGTAACTAGAGATAGTATTACAGAAGAAAATGCAAAATTAAATGCACAACAAGACAGTAATGAACGTGTAAAAGAAAGTATAGAAAGTTTAAAACTTAAATTAAGTGCGTGGGAACAACAACGTGAAACAAACATTCAAAAACTAGAAACAGGTGTTGATGAACTAGAACACATAGACATTGACACAGAAATAAGCAATCATGAAAAATTACAATCTTGGAATGAGACAGAAAAGCATCAACGCAATCTTATCAAAGAACAAGCAACCTTAGAAAGTGCTTTATCGCAAACAGATAAGCGTCTTGCAAAAGTAAGTAAAGAATTAGATGATCTTGAAGATGCAAAATGTTATGCTTGTGGACAAGATTTGCCAGATGAAAAAGTAGAAGAAATACAAAACAAACTTCAAACTGAGTATGGTGAAACTACAACCTACTTAATGGAAATAAATGAAAAGGCAGAAAAAGTAAAAGCGAAACTAGAAGAGATTGGTGAAATTACTGATAAGCCAAACACATTTTATGAAACTGCCAAAGAAGCATATGATCATAGAAGTAATATTGAAAATCTAAAAGATGCACTTAAAAGGGCAAAAGAAGAAGCAGATCCTTATACAGAACAGATCGAAGAATTACAAAACACTGCCATACAAGAAATTAATTGGGATAAAGTTAATGACCTTACAAGTCATAAAGAACATCAAGAATTTTTATACAAACTTCTCACAAACAAAGATAGTTTTATACGTAAGAAGATAATCGATCAGAACCTCGCATATCTAAACAACAGACTTACGTTCTATCTTGATCGTCTTGGTCTTCCACATTCTGTGGTATTTAAAAATGACCTAGCAGTTGAAATAACACAGTTAGGTCAAGACCTTGACTTTGATAATTTAAGTAGAGGTGAACGTAATAGACTTATACTTGGATTAAGTTGGGCATTTAGAGATGTATGGGAAGGCTTGTATCAAAACATTAACTTATTGTTTGTTGATGAACTGATTGATAGTGGTATGGATACTGCTGGTGTAGAATCTAGTTTAGCAGTGCTTAAAAAGATGGGTAGAGAACGAGATAAAAACATTTATATCATTTCTCATAAAGATGAATTACAAGGTAGGGTAAACAATGTATTGAAGGTCATTAAAGAAAATGGCTTTACAAGTTATGCAAATGATGTTGAAGTAGTGGAGCAGTAATATGGCAAATAGATTTCATTTAGCAATACCAGTCGGTGATATAACAACTGCATTAGACTTTTATTGCAAGGTTTTAGGATGTGAAAAAGGTAATTCAGAATTTAAGTATCCAGATGCTTGGGTGGACATAAACTTCTGGGGCAACGAATTAACACTGCATTCTTCTGAAGAGTTTGAAAAGCCAGAAGCAAAAAGACACAATGTTGATATGGGCAATGTAACAGTTCCACACTTTGGTGTTCATATCAGTGCAGAAGACTTTAAACAATTAAAACAAAGAATAGCCGATAACAATATAGAATATATTGATCCACCTTATATTAGATTTGAAGGCACAAAATTAGAACAAGAAACAATGTTTATAGCAGATCCATATGGCAATGCCATGGAAATAAAAACAATGAAGAATCCAGAAACATTATGGGAGAAACAAAAATGACAACAAAAATTATCTTTTGGATAGCATTCCTACTTCTAGCATTCTATATAGGATTACATATATGATAAAATCGTTCGAAGAAAAAACTAAAGAATACAGAGACCAAATAACTTCACTGAAAGAAATAGATAGCATAGAAGTTTATCAATGGCTTATTGGATTAGGTAAGAAGTTAAATGATAATCCATTGAGCAAAGAAAAACAAACACCAGAAAACAAAGTAGTGAGGTGCCAGTATGATTTATTTGTGGACAAGGAAGACGACACCTATAAAGCATGGAGCAACGCCATGATTGCAGGCGGATATGCTTACGTACTTGTTGACATCTTTAATTCAATAAGCAAAGAAGAAAGAAAAAATATAACTGTGGAAGACTTTAAAAAAATTAAACTTGATGAAATGTTAACCATGAATAGACAAACTGGCTTTTATGAAATGATTGAAAAAATGTTAGCGAAGGTGTAAGAATGGATAATAGAGTACTAGAAATATTAAATGCAGAACTTGATAGACAAAATGATACTGTTGAATTAATTGCAAGTGAAAATTTTGCAAGTAAGGCTGTAATGGATCTTTGTGGTAGTGCATTTACAAACAAATATGCAGAAGGGTATCCAGGTAAAAGATATTACAATGGCTGTGAACACATGGATAGTATAGAACAATTAGCAATAGATGAACTAACAAGTTTATATAATTGTAAGTTTGCAAACGTACAACCACACTGTGGTGCAAATGCTAACACGGCAATATATCTTGCATTTTTAAAACCAGGTGATAAAATATTAGGAATGGATTTAGCAAGTGGTGGACATCTAAGCCACGGTGCAAAAGTTAATATATCAGGTAAGGTTTATGAAGCACATCATTATGGTGTTGACGAAAAAGGTTGGTTAGACTATCCCGCAATAATGGCTCAGGCTAAGAAGGTAATGCCTAAGATGATTATAGCAGGAGCAAGTGCGTATCCACGGGCAATAGATTTTAAAATGTTTAGAGAAATAGCAGATGCCGTTGGAGCATACCTATTAGTTGATATGGCACACTACTCAGGATTGATTGCCGGTAACGCCTATCCAAGTCCTTTGTATCATGCAGACTTTGTTACAAGCACAACTCACAAAACATTAAGAGGTCCTAGAGGCGGAATAATTTTATGGAACAATCCAGAATATACTAAAAAGATTAATGGTGCAATTTTTCCAGGGACACAAGGCGGACCACTGATGAACATCATTGCCGCAAAGGCACAGGCTTTCATTGAAGCAAACACTGACGACTTTACAAAGTACGCACACAAGGTTGTAGACAATGCTAGAGCAATGGCAAAAGTTTTCAAAGAAAATGACTTTAAACTTTTGACAGATGGCACAGACAGTCATATATTACTTTTAGATTTAAGTGATAGTAAGTGGTCTGGAAAAGATGCCGCAAATGAATTAGAAGAACATGGCATCACTGTAAATAAAAATGGCGTTCCTAATGATCCAAGATCATTTGTAGAAACAAGCGGAATAAGAATTGGCACCGCGGCAGAAACAACAAGAGGCCATGATGAAGAATGGTTTACTGGATTAGCAGGAAAGATAGTAACTATACTGGCATAAACAATGACTGATGACAATCACGATAAACTAGTTAAAGCATATCTAGAATACTTTAAATCAAACGAACAATATCAAAAGACTGGTGGTATTAGACCACGTCGTGAAACACGCAGATGGTTGCGTGAAATAAGAGATCTTGCCAAAATCCGCATGAATGAGGTCCAAGACAGTTACGTAAACCGTAGAGAAGATTCCAAAAAAGACGAGCAGGACAATTAGACCTTGGTAAGTATCCATATGCAGTGGACTTACAAAGGAAAAACAGTAAAAGAATTACCTCTTGGTTGTGAAGCCTTTGTATATCTTATTACAAATACAACCAACGGACGTAAGTACATCGGCAAAAAACTCGCTAAATTCAAAAAGACTCGCCCACCACTCAAGGGTAAGATAAACAAAAGAAGAAGCAAAGTAGAAAGTGACTGGAAAGACTATTGGGGTTCCAATGATCACTTAAAAGAAGACGTAGAAAAATTAGGCACTGATAAGTTTACTAGGGAAATATTGTACATTTGTCCTAGCAGAGGCGTAGCAAGTTACTTAGAGGCAAGAGAACAATTCGAAAGAAAAGTCTTAGAAACTGATGATTACTATAATGGCATTATAAACGTTAGAGTAGGCGGCTCAAAAATTCTTAAAGAAGCACTTAAAGGCTTAAAATAGCAACACTGTTTGGTCGGAGTAGTTCGACTCACGTTGAGATCACACGGATCTTGTGATCAGATTCTCGTGCGTTGCAAGGTTGATACTAACTTAGGTATTAAAAGATCGTGGCTCTGAGAAAAAGCAACCACACCGTTAATATATTTTGCTTAACAAGGATATATTAATGTTCCGTAACTTATGCGAAGGCTAAGGTAGGGAGTTGACGGGTTACCGCTTCCGTACATATTATTATGTAATCCTTTTTGTTAAGATGGGACGCTTATCTCACATGATGGCTTTCTTACTTTGCCCGGCAACGGGCGAAGTATGGCTCAACTATCTACATGATAGCAGTTGCTTACGCAACTTATTGTTTCACAGATATAGTGTTAGAGCGATAGCGAAAACACAGTTGATCTTTAGATCAACTTATAACTTTGTTTATAGTTTAATGCAAATCAGGATCACGACCCATTCCTCTAGGACGTGGCGGATGAACTTCCAGAATCTCGTATTCTTCTTCCGGGTATTGATCCTTCATTATACCTAAGTATTGCGACGCTTCGTCAAAACTGTTCAACATTGTGCAATCGCTCTTCTTAAGAACTACAAACTTCGTATTTGGTTGTTCCATAGTTTATTATTTAATATGACCTAACTGAACTAAATAGTATTAGTTAAAAAATTAGGACTTTAGCATGAAAGTACACGAAATAATTTATGAATCTACAAAAACACCCTTAAAAGAGAAGCCTGCAAGTGGGTTGGGGAACGTTGCACGTAAGATAGGTGCTAAGGTTTTGGCTAAAGTTGGTGCTAAAAACACCGCGGCCGGCATGGCCGGTAAGGTAGATGCGGCGGATAAAGCCAACGCACTATTCACAGATTTCAGAGCATATCTTGGACAAGTAGGCGAAAAATACAGTAACGCAATAGATTCTGCTAGTTTGCGTGACTTTTTAACTACTAAAAAAATGCCTACACAAAACGTACCGCAA